TGAGATGTCCCGCGTATAGCGAAATATTAGGAGCAGCAATGTGGCTTCGAGGCTCAAACCCTCCTGCTACCACCGCGACCGGAGAAAACCGGGACTAAAAAAATCAAGCCGGAGATGCATCTATTCTCATAATTCCCTGTGCGTAAGGGTCGGGAACTAGGAAAACGATTCCGGGGGTGTCTGACTTTTCGATCCGAGTTAAGTCTAGTGAGTGAACGTTCTACGTGGTCACTGCTCACAAATTTTCATCCTAACCTGCTTGGGCCGAGGTCCAGAATGGCAATATACGGAACGATTGGAGGCTGTACCAATCCATGAGAGAAAAAAGCCAAGTTGTCTGTCCATACTGGCGACTAATTCGGAGAGAGAACCCTTGCAACCTTCGCTTTCACACGAGGTCAAGGAATGCATTATACTCTGCTCCACTCAAGTCCAGCTCATGACATAAAACCGAGCAGTTCAACCTGGAACTCTGAAGAGGTAAGTTTTTTGCCAAATGACAATAACTCTCAGTGGGCCGTCGAAAAGAAAAGAAATTCTCGTGTCAAAACGAGTCCACAGTGTCCGAAATCTCTCGTGAACCTTCAGTAACCGTGTGCGAAATGCACAGAACAACGGTCATCTGGTAAAAAGGCATCTTAACACGTGAGGGGAAATCGGCGCGCGACAGCCTAATAAGCGGCGTGAAAAATCGCATGGTGTGGATGGACGTAAAGATAGCACATATTTCTAACTCTGTGTAGACAATTGATTGACGAGGATCTAGCGCATCTCTGAAAATCCAGTAGCAAAACTCCTGAGAGCATACCACTCAAGATGGATGAGTAAATCTGGGACCCCGCGTGAAATCCAAAATCTTTCGATGAACATGCCCCACTGTGAGCCACGATAAGGCGGCTTGGAATGAACCTGGTTAGACTTCCTAACAATGCTGGATTAGAAGCTCAATTCGCTCGTGCGGAAAAAGTACCCCGTTGGGGACCACTTTACTTGCACCCAGAATGCTCTCAACCTGCGTAATTCCCTTGCAAAGACACCGGCGTCTCCATCTCCGTAATTGGGGGGGTAGGAGTTCATACAGACAGTACCGTATACAATCTGTCAGCGTATCGGCGTAACTTTGTGGAGGGTCGGAGGCGATAGAGGATCGCGCTGGATCGTACTGTGGACTAAGTCTTACACGAAGTACGAGTGAATCAGAGAATATTTCCATCCGATAATGCCGGAGATCCCTGTGTCCTATTTAGGATAGAGGCCTTTCAGGACCCCCTTAGCCGGAAAAAAGAACCATCAAGTCAGACCGTAGTCCATATGGCCATCCCCACTATTGTACGGTGGATTAGGATGGAAACTGATTCCCAACTTGATGTATCCCAGCGACCCGAATAGGCTTTCAGTGAGAGGCCAAGTTTGCAGCAGCGAGCGAGAAAGGTCACGTTTTCCTACCCGGCGAGGGGGGTAAAAGGCTCAGGTCGTTGTATGACCCGTCGACTCTCATAACCGAGAAGAGACGCCTTAACCCCCTTGGGACGGTGGAAGCCGAAAGGTAACCTCCTATGGCAGATGTCTTAGCACACACTGTAGGCCCGCCCCTTCGCAGGTTCTTCGGAGCAATGCGTAAAAAATGTCGAACAAACAGAATTGGCAATCCTGGCTTTGCCGAAAAATAACCAGGAACAAACACTTCGACTCCTCTGCGTACCTGTCCCATGCGGGAAGCAGCCGGGTCGTCGCTCCAAAAAAAGGGTGGGCGATGAAGAT